TCTTTGGAGATACCTTAGAGCTTAAGACCCAAGCCGGTGTTGGCATTACTCCGACATTACCCGCTAATTCTGATCAAGACCCAGTTGTTGAAATGCTAGTTTCTGATGATGGCGGCGAAGAGTTTGTATCAGGTGGAACTAGAAAACTAGGCAAGCAGGGTAATTTTAAAAAGAGACAGATTTGGGAAAGGCAAGGCCGCATTGATTATGATTATGTTTATCGGTTCAAGACTTCAAACGCGGTTAAAATAGCTTTCCTTAGAATGGATATTACTTTAACGGGTGGCGTATGAGTGATGTTAATCCGCCAAAAAGAGGCGAAAAGATAAGCGAGCAGGGTAATATTGCTAAGGATTTTTCCGAGTATATCGAAAACATTTCGGAGATTCTAAGCTTCTTTCAGGTTGGTGATGGTGATCCGACCGGTTCGCTGGTGACAAAGCGTAAAATGATTTTTCTAAGGCAAGACGGTGGCGCAGGCACAACCCTTTACATTAATGAACTTGGTGACGGAACTTTTAACGGATGGCGTGCAATATGAATTTAGAACCCATAAAAGATATGGAAGTTGTCAAATCTATATTGACTGATTCCGAAATGTGGGCGCGAATTAAAGAAGATGATAACGAATTAGAAGCTTTTGAAGTGCCCGATAATGACGAATTATTGTGGCTAGGGATTTATACAGATGACGGTTTGGCGGGTATGTTTTTTATCCACAATTTGAATCTATCTACAATTCAATTGCACGCTCATATCTTAGAACCGTATCGAGAGAAGTACGCCAAAGAGGCAGGTAAGTTAGTAATCACTTACTTTGCCCACGTAATGAGTGATAGAATAAACAAATTAGTCGCAGAAATACCCGTTTGCTATCCGGATGTCTATCACTTCAGTCTTAAGAACGGCTTGAAATCTGAAGGCATTAACAAAGCAAGTATTTTAAAAAATGGTGAGTTTATGGACCAACACAGATTAGGAATAACAAAAGAAGAGGCCATCTCATGGGTACAGCAGCAGTCTTAGCGGGCGGTACATTATTATCTAGCGCCATTGGCTCAAGAGATACTAGAAAAGCTGGGCAACAGCAAGCAGAATCAGCAGCAGAAGCGGCGGCAATTAGAGCGGGTGCATTCAGAGAAGCGGCCCCAATTGAAGCGGGCGGCATTCGCGAAGCTGGTGACGTTCAACTTGGCGGGTTCAAAGGTTTTGCAGGCGCACAGACAAGAGCGGGTGAAGTTGGTGCAGGAGCATTAAGAGAAGCGGCGGGAACTTTTCAGCCATTCGCGGTTGGTGGTGCAGAAGCAGCCCAGCAAGAAGCGGCATTAAGCGGCGCATTAGGTCCAGAAGCACAACAAAATGCTTTAAATGCTCAAGTTGACTCACCATTTACCCGGTTTATTGAACAGCGCGGCCGTGCTCAGATAGGACAAAGCTTTGCGGCGGGAAACAGTTTAGGCGGCGGCGAAAGATTAAAAGCTTTAACCGAGTTCGGCCAAGGTGTTGCTACTCAAAGCCTTAGCCAGCAATTACAGAATTTAAGAAATGTTCGCCAAGGCGGATTTAATGCGACTACTAACATCGCTGATTTAATAAGCAGAGCGGGCGGCGTTGAATCCGGTGCAATACGCGGCGCAGGTCAGGCAGAATTAAGCGGCCAACTATCCATTGCAGATGCAATTAGAGGCGCGACGAGTGCAGAGGCTACAGGAATAAGAGGTGTTGGCAGCGCAGAAGCAACAGGTGTTTCTCAAGCTGGAACAGCAATTGCCCGAGGCAGACTTGGTGCATCACAACAAATACAGCAAGGCGTTGGCGGCTTAACCAATATTTTAGCGCTACAAAATCAAGGTCTATTTACTAGACCACCTTCGAGGATTTAAGATGGCTAGTATATTAGATCAATTTGTAAAGGCTAGAGGCGGATTGATTGGTCAAGCGGGCCAAGAGATTAGCCAGCAAGGCCAGCAAGCCGAACAGGATAGATTTTTAGAAACGTCTAATCTTCGATCCATTGGTATTGGTGCTTTAGAAGCGTTAGGCCAAACTGACCCAACATCACAAGACGCTTTGCTAACTCGAAGAATACAAGAGATTACTTCGCGCGGTGGCGATGCTAGAGATACTCAGGAAGCTTTAGATACTCCATTCGAGCAAAGACAAGGATTATTGCAAAACGCTGTACAGATAGCTCAGCAGGCTGGTGCATTAGGTGGCGCTGGCGCTGGAAATGTTCAATCAAGATTTGTTACTGACAAAGGCACTGTAGGATTAGTGTTTAGAGATGGTCGCGTTGAAGACACGGGCGTTACTGTTCAAGAATCATTCGCTCTAACTGATGAAGGGTTAGCTTTTGGTCGAGGTAGTGGGCAATTAACCCAGCCCGGTCAACCATCTGAAGCTTTGACTTCTAAGCAAATTATAGAGCAGGAGCAATTAGCAAGAAGTAGAAAGGCAGAATCAGCAGCAGAAGAAGCAAGGCTAAAAACTAGAGCATCCGAAGAAAGCAAAGCATCCGTTAAAGCTGGTGAGCAAGCAGCAACCAACATAGTTAAAGTTGATAAAAGTATTGCGAATATTGACAGGGCTATCGACGCTCTTGATAAAGGCGCTAGAACGGGCGCTGTTCAGAGATTTTTGCCAAGCGTTAAGTCGGCAAGTGTTGAATTAGATAACATCCGAAACAGCATGGGTCTTGATATTATTGGCGCTGCTACCTTTGGCGCATTATCTGAAAGCGAATTAGAATTTGCCCTTTCCACGGCTATTCCTACAGGATTAAATGAAGCGGCATTAAAAGACTTCTTAATAAGAAAGCGCGATGTTCAGAAGAAAGCTAGAGAAGCCTTAGCCAATGCGGCTAGAGAATTCAGTCAAGGCAAGACTAGAGCGCAATTATTAACATCACAAGAGGCGGCTAAAACCCCGTCCGGTCAGAGCTTTACTTCTAGCGCTGGCATTAAATTTACGGTGAAATAATGACAATTACTGTAGAAGCACAAGGAAAAACATTTGAATTTCCTGACGGTACAAACTCGGATCAGATCGGCCTATCGGTTGATGAGTTCTTTTCTAAGCAAGCACCTGCTAAGCAAGTCGATACGATTCCCGATATATCTCCTGCTGAAGGCGTAGGGTCTGCTGAAGCTTTGCTTATCGGTCTAGGTAAGGGATTTACAGATATAGGTCGTGGCGTTGGCTTGCTCGACCCTGAAACACCTTTGGAAAAACAAGCTTTTGAGCAATTGGAAGAACGTCGCCCGGTATCCACTTTTGTAGGTGAGATTGCGGGTCAGGCTTTGCCATTCGTGCCTATTGCTTTAGGTGCTGAATTGGCCGTGCCTGCATTGGCGGCAAAGAGTGCATTAGGAGTTGGCGCAACACAAGTGGCCAGAATCGGCGCACAAGGTTTAATAGGAGGTACTGAAGGTGCAATTATCGCTGAAGGAACAGATAAAGACCCATTGGCTGCGGCCGGTATCGGTGGCACTTTGGCTGCTAGCATCGAGGCTGTGTCCCCTATTGCTGGTCGCGCTGTCGCTGCAATTTTTAGGAAAGTAACAGGTAAAGCCCCTACAGGTGCGCTAGTTACTCCGGAAGGTCAGCCCACGCCAGAATTACAAGCTGTTTTGGATGAAAAACAAATAAGCTTTGATGATTTCACCAATGAAGCAGTGAGCGAGTTACAAACAACCGCCCCAGTTTCAGCGGAAGAAGCAACACGACAAGCATTCTTGGAAAGCCAAGGTTTAACAGGCGCGGCGGCTCCGACTCAAGCACAAATAACTCGCGGCGCAGATGAATTTCAAGCTCAGCAAGAAGCGGCTAAAACATCAACAAGAGTTAGACAGGTCATTGAGGCGCAGGAGGGAGTGTTAAGTTCTCGTTTTGATAACGCCATTATTGATACGCTTGGCCAGTCAACATCAGACACGGCCCCTGTCATTGATGCGGTAGTGACTAAAGCGACCGTATTGGATAAAAAGATAGGCGATTTATACAATCAGACAAGAGAAGCGGCTTCAGGCGCTAAAAATATTCGTTTTGAATCATTGGCTAGCAAGTTGAGGGCTAAAGCTCCATCTAATGAGGCTACCCAAGGCGCTGTGAAGGCTATAACGGGTGATTTGCAGGCAAGAGGTATACTTGATGAGAACATGAAGGTTGCGGGCCGTATCGATGTTCAAGCAGCTGAAGAAGCAAGAAAGTTTATGAATAGCCTTTTTGATCCGCAAATACCTTTTAGAAATCAGGTTATCAGAGAGCTAAAAGAGTCTTTAGATAATGACGTTTTTCGCTCGGCTGGTGATGATATTTTTAACCAAGCAAGAAAAGCTAAGGCTGATTTTGAAACGGGGCTTTCAAGGGCTGGAGTTTCTAAGTTTGATAAGCGAAAAACCAACCTTGTCAGGGATTTGCTAGAAGATAAAGTTAACCCTGATAGATTTATTGATGAAGTCGTCAAAAGCAAGAAGTACAGAGCTAGCGACCTAAACCAATTAAAGCAGTATACGCAAAAAGAATTTCCACAAGCATGGCAAGACTTAAGAGCAGAAACTTTGCAAACCATAAAAGACGGTTCGTTTAAGGGGCCAAAGGATGCTGAGGAAAGGCAAGCATTAACAAGAGCGGCATTAGAGTCTGAATTAAAGAAGATCGGCACGCAAAAGCTAAATGTTATTTTTGAGCCAAGAGAGATTCAATTCTTAAAAGACCTTTCGAAAGTGACAGAGCTTCGCGAGCCAGTTAGAGGTACGGCTTTAGGTAAAGGCCCAAGCGCTCAAGCCATCGCAAAACTTGAAAAGACTTTAAAGGATATACCAATATTAGGCCAATTAGTTGACTTCATTGACGTTGATGTTGCCGGTAGAGCAGTAGTAAAAGCAAAGCCTAGGCAGATTGAAAGAGAAGTGGGCGAATTACAAAGAGGATTAACCACGGGCGCAGCGGCTTTAGCGGCTCCGGTAGCAATAAGCCAGCAAAACCAATAGGAAAAGATCATGGTAACTAAGACAATAGGCAGTAACTTCGCGCGCACAGATGACGAGTTATTAGTAACAACAAACCCTAATTATTCACAAGGCAGACTCGTTAGCGGTTCATCTGCCGTTGATGTTATTGTGGCCGATACTAATCCAGCCACAACGGTTTTAACTGATCAGCAGCAAATTACCATTGAGCTTGATCATGGTTCCAATACCGTTATTTCTCCCACATTTCAATTAGGAACTACAGCGTCGAAAGCAATAGTTAAGAGGTCGAATGAATCTCTACAGCTAGGGGATACTGGCGGAACAGGTTATAGCTTAATTTTAAAGTTTAGCGCCGCATTGGATAAATGGGTACTTCTTAATCCAGCTTCAGAAGTAACTAATTATGCAAATCTGGTACAAGCTTTAGCAGGTTCTAATGCGGTATTAGATTTTGTTACTATTTCCGAACGTATTTCAGGCAAAGGGTTTGGTGGTGGACTTTATCAAGTTGTTTCTGCTGATCCGGGATTTAACTTAATAAACCCAGCAAAAACAGACAGCAGCGGTAACTTCCTTAAATTAATTCTTAATTCTGCTGAAATTCTAGTTGAGCAAGCTGGTGCAGTTGGTGATTTTGATATTGATGCTTCACTTGATGCTAATGGAGTTGATACAGGCGTTAATACTGGAACCGTTGATACAGCAGCTTTCAACGAGTGTTTGGATTTTGCTACTGCTAATCTATTCGAAGCTATTGCTGGTAATCCAACAGGCACAAATAAGAATCTTAGAGCAGGATTCGGCGGCTTTAAAGTATCTACACGTGGAGGCGCTAATTACAAGATAGACGCTACCCTTACCCAAAAATCTAGAGTTCATTTAGATCTTAATGGCGGAAGTTTAGTTGCTGATAATACGGCTGTTTGGTCAACTCTAACAGGCCCTGTAGTTGATTTTATAACCGTTACCAATGGTGGTAGTTCATATACTCAAGCAACTGTATCAGTAGTTTTAACAGGTGGTGGCTTTTCAGAAACCGCAACAGCTACAGCTTTAGTGGCAAACGGAGCAGTAGTCAAAGTATTTCTAACTGATGATGGTGCAGGGTATACAAGCGCTCCTACAGTAACTATTAACGATTCTGGTTCTGGCACAGGCGCTACAGGTACATCCGAACTAATGACCCTGACCGACCCTCTAGTTAGCAGTATTGCGGACGCTAATTCTTTCACAGCATTTAGAGAGGGTGTAACGAACGGCTCATTATGGTGCAGAGCCATAACCGATGGCATTAGAATGCGCGTTGGTAAATCTCTAGAAACTAATAATATTGATGTATTTAACAGTAAAACGTCTAGCTATGCGCTTCTCGGATGTGATAACAACACATTCTATAATTGTAATGGCCACTCAGGATTGAAATATTTAGTTTATGGGTCTTATGATTGGGATACCACCTCTACCATCTCATCTAATGAGAATGAATGGATAGGTGGGTCTATGTTTGGTGGTGATCGTGCGTCAGTAAGATGCGGAACTCAAGCAAATAACTGGAAATTCTCTAATACGGTAAGGCAGAGTTTCGATGGAAATACATTTGGACACGAATTCGTACTAGGCGGTGTATCTACTGGGCATTCGATGCTAAATACAAAAATAGAGCATGATGGTGATAACCCTAACGCATCTATAGTTGTTTTAGGTGGGACAGGTCATGATTTGACATTTACCGCTGCGCCTAATGCTATAACTGTTTTTTATAAATGGGTGCAAAACGTAGGCGGCACTGATGTTCGAATAAAAATGATTGCTACTAGCACTGTGATGGACGGGAGAATAGTCAACCCTAATGCTGCCAATGACTTTAGCCCTTTTCAATCACAGCCTTTTAATGGTATTACAGTTTACGATGTTCCTTATGCAACAATAGCGGATCTTAGCTCTTACTTTGATTGGTGCAGAGACTTAGACGGGCTAGATCAAGGTGGCTCATCTCAGTTTAATGGCTTTATTACCAAGCAAGGTCTATTAGGATCTGGAATGTTAATGGGACCAATAGAGGCAGAGGTTAGCGGTAACGCTGTCTTAGGATTGCAGACTTATGTAGAAGGTGATTCTGTAGCGGCATTCTCTGCAAGTGGTCAGGGTAATGTTGTTATGCGAGATTTTTCCGCTAGAAAGGGCAATATTGTTCAGCTCCAGGCTTTTGCTAATGATGCAGCGGCTACCGGCGGAGGTCTTGTTTCTGGTGACTTATACGAAGTAGCAGCATCAGACCCTAGACAAGTAGCAATTGTTATCTAATGAATGAGCTTGAACTCTCCCACTTCCTAATCCCTATAGCTACCTTATCGGCGGCTATCATGGGAATATGGAAGTTTTGGGATAAGATAGTAGCGTCAATTACTAAAGGTTTTGTGACTCACGAAGAATTAGAAATACATGACCGAAAAGTCAGGGAATACATTCTAAAAGAAGATGATAAGAACGATAAATACATTCAAACCATCGACGGTAAAGGCCAAGAGAATCGAGAAAAGATAGCTTACATAAAAGGCAACTTAGACGTTTTAAATAAGCTATTTATCGATGATTAAAACCCAGCAGAAGCACCCACGGCGTTAACCACGTCAGGATTCGATAGGAGCGTGGTTAGAGCTTGGTATATAACTGGATCAATAATACCTTTAGCGCTCAATACGGTTAAGATTACGCCTATTACAGTGACCCATATCGGTACAGCCTTTTTAAGCTCTGATTTGTGAAAGTCTGAATTTTGCGGCTCGTTTGAGTTTGAGTTTATTTTTCTTGAAATTAACCCTAAGCCAATTTTTAAAAGTAGTGGATTCATTTAAAGTTCCTATTATAAATATACCGACCCCAATAGAGCCGGTAGTTAGTTGAAAGTAAATTAACGATTCTAGCATTTAATAATTCTTACCGTTTTCTAAAGCTCTATTTTCTCTTTTATGGTCGGCTCGATTACTATTAAACTCTAACTTTTCGACAATTGCCCCGCCTAAATCCATATTTAAAGCACCGGCCAAGTCAGAGATTCTTATCATTGCATCGGCCAATTCAACTTCAAGCATTTTTCTATGCGGTAGCTTATCGTCCATTAAATTCTTCCTGTCTCCTTCCATAGCTTCTGCAATTTCAGAAACAATCAACATTAAGCATCTAGGCACAGTCTCCCAAGTAATTTCCCTATCCCACCACCCAGCCTTAGAAGCTGCGCCGTGTGAAATATTTACCAATTCATCTACACATTTATTTAATTCCATAATCACTTACCCCTAGTTAATTTCTTATCGCCTTTTATCAAAGCTTCTAATTTATTGATTTGCTTATTCTTCTTTGTCTTGCGTCGTCGTCTATGCATTAATACACCCACATAGTCAAATGACCCTTTGGCAGCTCTTCACGATACCCCCAGTGGACAAAGGTTTTAGCCACACCTATTGCATTAAACCCTGCGTCAATCCCTGCCTGAACAATATTACCGCGATTAGATCCATTGCATGCTATGTCGATACCGTTGCCTTTTTGATGGTCGGCTGGTGTAATTCTATGAACCTCATTTTTATGATAAGGGCATCTACCTCCGGAAGTAACTGAGCAGGGATCTCCTAAAATTTCACGTGCTACTTGGGCTCTATCCAAAGTTTCTTGGTTAACGCTTCTTTCGTCACATGCCATATTCAAACAAGTGCAAAGCAGCTTCTTATCATATTTCGGATTAAAGTTCTTAGTTTGTATAGTCATTTATTCAACCATTAATATGTAGTTAGTTATTATCAAATTCTTATGGCCGCTGCTAGCTGATAGCTCTACCTCCATGCGTTCCACCATATCTATAGATGATATTTTTGAATCTGTAGTTATCTCGGAATTTCCATCACCTCTAAAGTACCAACCGCCAAACGTATACACGATAAAATATTTATACATTTACTCACCTATCCCGTTAATTGCTTTAATAACCTTCACAAGATCAAGGCTATCAACATTCTGAACTAGAACCTCTCTGCTAACATCTTCAGTTACCTCAAATTCTGGCGTGTATGCGTAGTCGGTCTCCGGCATGTCGTTAACTTTTTCCCATCTTCGGCCTCTCATAACCTTTTCTTGAGTATATTCAGTTATTACTATTTTAAATCGCTTGCTCATTTACTCACCCTCTATCTATTAGTTATAAATAAAATATGCAGATACAAAAGTAAATGCCACAACAGATATGACATTTTGGCCGACGGGTACATTACCCTATTTCCTCCAATAGCAACGCAGAATTCAGGAGCCACTAGCCCCACAAGTGCAAATCCAATAACACCAATAATATTTAACAATTCCATCTTATACCCCTTAATTAACGTTTATCTTCACCGCCGAAAGCCCGATTGAAGGAGCTTAAGACGGGCATCGGGAGGACGCTAAGTCATTGATTTAAAAAGGAATGTTCTGGTTAAACTCGTCATCAAAGTTATTAGCCGGTGTTTGCTGCTGAGTTCGCTGTATCGCTGCTTGCTGTTGAGGCGCTGCTTGCTCTTGTCGTGGCGCATATTGATTAATAGATCCAATCCAAGCGTCGATAAACTCAATACTATAATTACCGTTATACTCGCTAATCTTCTGCTGCTTAGCTCCAATCTCGACTACTGCATTTTCTACCAATGCTTGGCGATAAAAGTCTGCCTGATTACCCGCTTTGGCAAATACAACGGCCTTATAATTTGTCCATTCCTTTTGCTTAGTAGCTCGGTCGTAATACTGTACGCCGCCGCCAATACCAAACCCTACACTTTCACCGGCTTGAAACTCATTTGCTGGTCTGTTTAATCTAATTGTGATGCCATGACTCATACTATTTAATCCTCAATGATGATTTACTTTTAATTAATTCCGCGCCTTCTACTTCGCCTTTCTTAAGCTCAGCTAAAAGCATTTTCTTATCTAGCTTAAAATCTTCTACCTTAATCATAAAATCGGAGGGAATATCAAGTAAGCTAGTAACATTAACTTTATCCCTACCTGCTACACATGAGATAGTAAACTTAGCGCTTTCTATCTTCTTCTTGCCAAGCTTCTCCATACTTAACCGTAGATACTCCCTGAGCTTCTCTTCTCTATACACTACGGCATCTGCTCGCTTATCCAGCCTATTAGCCTCATTCGCTAACATATCCGACTGAGCGCGAAGGTTTGCCAGCACATGGCATATAGCATCAGCCTTATCATCAAACTCACCCTCTAACGATTCAAGCGTATCGGCTAAAGTCTCCGCGTCTAGGTCCATGTTTTCTAATTCTCGATACTCTTCTGTTAATTTATATAATGATGTCATTTAATACCCCTTATTCTTTTCTTTGTACCGTCACATACGTCATATTTTTCCTCAAGATTGGATATTATCTGGTCTGGAGTTCGCTCGTTAGTTGCTATTGCAGCGGTAAACTTTTCAAGCATCGAGTCATACATTCCGCTAGTGAACACCGGCTTCTCTTTAAACGCTTGCTCCATTTCTTGAATGTATTTATTATCGTCAAACTTGCCCAAGAAAATATCAGCGTTAAACCCCATGCAAGATAAGCACTTAGTTAAACCGTCCGTCGTGGCTTTCTTCATAAGGTCTTTATCTTTCATCTTCTCGTTTTTATCGATGTATAGCGATGCTTGGCCCCATTGCTCTATACTTCCGTTATCGTTAGATAGTTTGTCCTTAATCCACACGTTAACCAGCACAGCTACCTCGTTAGTAGGTAAGTGCTCAACCTGCTTTACAGACCATCCCCATCCTTGACCAGCCGGACCAAACTCACGCGTAGCAGCTTCAATCTGTCGATAAGGATCAATAGCCGTTATAGCTCTGCCAAACGTTACCTTTTTAGTATGAGCTGGATTTGTCTTAGAAACCCTATCCCATAAATCCATATTAGAAACTTCCATCACTATCACCCTTATCTCTCAATGAATTACTAGCAGCTATCATCGCTTGCCATTCATTAGTGCTTATTTCATTTATTCTATTGCTACGAAACTTCTTCATTCCAGTTTTAACTAGCCAATCTTCGTGGTTGCCATTAGCGCAATACTGAGCCTCTAGTATTTCCTCGCTCGCTCCTTTAATCACCGTGCACCTCTTTAGCTTTCGCTACGATTAATTCTTGAATGTAAACATTGTTACCGGTAAGTAGAGTGTCGGCGGCATTGTTAATAGCTTCCTGCTTAAACGCACCGGCTAACCAGTACATACCCTCATCTAAACCATCAGAAGAAACTAGCGCGATAAATCTAATTTCAATATCTTTAATCTTATCTTCGTGGTCCATTCTTATTCCCCGTCATCTATTGCAAAACAATTAACTTCATAAAAGTCATACCCATGCGGAGAATCAAGAGCCTTCTTCTTATCGCAGCATTCTTTAGCCTTTTCTCTTGTGCTAAAAATGCCAAGTATTACAAATCCCTCATAATTTATATGAGCCTCGGCTGTGTAAGCATTCATTTCCTACCCCTTCCCGTGTGTAAATATTCAATACCGCAATAATACACCTATTGGAATTACTTGCAACCATCTATTGCATTTAATTCCATTTAGATTTAGTATTACTCAACTAATAAGAGGTTATAAATGAATAAGGATACGGCAAGACGCATTCTAGGCGTTAAGAATAAAGGGCTAGCGGATCATTTAATGATGACCGAAGGCTCTGTTAGGAATATGCGAGACTTATCTAAGGCACAAGAGATGATGGTGATACTATATTATGATTTGAAGTGTGTTACGGCTGATAACGTGGCGCTACAGGATAAGCTTGATAGGCTTGTAAGATCGTTAGATTATTAAACGAGCAATAACGCTCACAATAAAAAGGGTAATAACATGTTTGAATTTTTAAAGAATAAAGAAGTGGATAGTCTTAAAAGCAGAATTACATATCTCGAAGATAAAGAGCTTGTAGCACGCGAAGCTAAACGAATCGCTGAAGACCAGCTTGCAGAATTTAAGCATAAGACAAAGCTTGAGCAGGAAGATATTAAACACATGGTTAAGATGAAAGAAGAAAAGCAAGAAATTGAACTCGATAAGAAGAAAGTAGAATTAGAGCGAGAACACTTTAACAAGATTGAAGTCGTTAAGGATGACTACCGCTTAAAGCTTGAAGATCTTCTTAAGAATCAAATCAAAGATGCTAAAGAGTCGCATCAAAAGCTTATGGAGCACATGCCTAAAATCGAGGCTATGTTTAGCAATCAAGAAATAAAGAAGAGTTAGGTATGGCTATTAGAGGAGGTTTTGCTCAGGAAACGGGTTTAGCAGGAGCATTCGGCGCTCAGCATCAACAAGCGGCATTAATGGCTGGCTACAGAGGTCAAGCGGCAATGGGCGGCCTATCCGGTGGGCTAGGTGGTCTTATTTTCCAAGAACCTAAACCCAAAACCTATAAAGATGAGCTTCAGGAAGAAATTGACGAGTGGCTAGAAGATATTAAATAAGGGTAATGATATGAATGAATTCAAAGTAGGCGACTTGGTAAAAGTTAAAGGCGAGAATGTAGTAATTGAGATTTATTCAATAGGGGATAGCTGTATTTTTGATAAAGATGGCTGGTCGTATGATGCTGAAACTATATCCCCATACAAGGGCGCTATAAGCGTGTTTAAGGGTGATAATGATGAATGACGACTGGGCCTCAAAAGCCTATCAACAGATCATAGACGCCGGTAAAGACTGGGCAGATAAAGACGCGGCGGCTAAGTTTCTGGACGATACGCGAAAGCCTATGCTTGCTCAGATAACTAATACAATGGAAGGAGGCGGGCAGACGGCTAAAGAATCTAAAGCCCGCGCTCATCCTGATTATAATGAGCATTTAGTTAAGCTTAAGACCGCAAGAAAGGAGGCTAACCTATCTCGAGTTAAATACGATGCTGCTAAGACACTGGCCAGCTTAAGACAAACACAAGAGAGCCTTAAAAAGGCTGAGATGGGGTTACGATAATGAAGGCTAAAAAAGTAGGGTTGAGAGATGGGGGCTGCAACTTTTGCACGCCTAATTACAAAGGTGATAAAACTGTTTATCAATATGATACCGTTTACCAAATAAGCAAAATAAAAGGGTATGGCTTAACGGCTACTATATGCCAGCCATGTATAGATTCTTTGAATAGACAAATAGCTGAGGATAAATCATGAGCGAATACCAGCGAACACTTAAAAAGAGACAAAAATACTTAAACTGGACACTTACGGCTTATAAGGTATTACTAGCGGTAGGCGTTGTTGTATCGATAGCATGGTTAATATGGGGTAAATAATGGCTAAGACAACTAAAATAAGACAATCAGCAAGGGGTGAAGACTGCGCGTTTAGGTTTCCTGATGTGTGCAACTTTAACCCAGAAACAACAGTGCTATGCCACGTAAACACTAAATATAAAGGATGGGGTTTAAAATCCCCTGATTTATTTGCCGCGTATGGCTGTTTTGACTGTCATCAATACCTAGACTCTAATAGCGGTGCAGATCCACAATCTGTTATGGATGCTGTTTTCGAGACTCAATATAAACTTATGGAAAAGGGGTTAATTAAAATTGTCTAAACATAGAAGAGCGGCGAAAGTCGATGCAAATCAAAATGAAATAGTAGCAACACTAACCAAGCAGTATGGTTTATCCGTATCGCTAAATCATGACGATATTTTAATTGGATATAGAGGGAGAACCTATTGGTTTGAAATAAAAGACCCTGAAACAGCATTCAATAAGAACGGTACATTCAAGAAGGGCGCTATAAAGCCAAGTCAGGAAAAGTTAAAAGCTGAATGGAAGGGTCACTATGAAATTGTATGGACTGTTCAAATGATACTTGAGAGCATCGGTGTACAAAAGCGTTTAGCTGAGATAGACTAGAGCCTTGAACTTATCCGACAGCTTTACCCCTTAAGTCTCTAACAGTCTCATTCCTGTTAGGGGCTTTCTCTTTTATATCGTTATAAATCTGCTCATAAACTCAGCATCTGCTTTCATATCTTCTGCTTGCTGAATAAATACGGCCTCTTGTTTTCTGATTCTCTCCTTAAATGCCTTCATGTCATCCTCAGTAACGGGTTTGTCATTTATCATCAATATTAATTCTTCTATTGTCATTATTTCCCCTTATGCCTTCTGGCAAGTTTACCTCTAATAGCCTGTAGCTCTAATTCAGCACACATCGGCATGTGACATTTAACAAAGTATCTGTATTTCTTAATCGACCAACTAACTGATTTCTTATCCATTTGCCTAACCCCTTAAGTTGTTTGTACTCTTAAGGCTAGGCTAACGATTGGCTATTGCAAGTTTATATTTCCTGCTTTGAATCTCTCCAACTATCGGGAACACCTAACTTAAGAGCAAGCTCTTTGCACTTGTCTTTATCGGGTAATTCTTCAGTGCCTCCAAACGCCTTAAACAAATAGTTTTCGACCTGAACTCGTCTATTTAGGCTTAGTTCGTATTCCCTTTGCCATTTACAGCACTTGCAATCGCTCATTTTTTAACCTTCATTATTTTTAGCTTTATTTCTTCTCGATAACGAATCCAAGTCTTAGGTATTTTGAACAAACCAGCGATTAACTCTGGTCTACCGCCGCTTGGCTCGTTGAACTTGTCAGCCATAAGGATATATTCTTTAGTTTCCTTAATTATCCAGCCCACTTGATGCGTTACAAAATCATCATCCTCTACCCACTCGACAGCCTCATCATACGTTTTCCAACCGCTTTCGTTTGACATTGCATCAGCCCAGCCGATTGCTACTAATTTAAAATCTTTTCTTTCTTTCATGTTATCTCCTGATTAATGTTATTTACTTCCTGATACTCGTTAACTACCTTCGCATATTGCCCTAACTGATTAGCTAACTCTGTCTTCTCTAGCTGCAATTGATCGCAATACTTCTCAAGCCTTTTATAATCGTCATAGTAAACAGTTGAGCGCTTGCCGGATTTATGGTTAATGGTTGGTATTGGTTTAATCATACGTCCTCCATTGAAAGCTTGATGCTGTAAATATCTAAATCATTTCTTTCTGATAAGTCATTAATATATTGGTCGAAGTCTATCAATTCAGATTTAGAATCCCTTAAAACCCATCTACCACCAAAGCTATTGCCATGAGGAGTCTTACCTTTATGCTCTCGCTTTATTTGGTGTCCGCATTCGCTTGAGTAATTACCCTCTTTATCCTCTGAAAACTTAATCATACATTTCCCCCTGCTTCTCTGGCAATCCCACTAAACCAACCATACGCCCAGTTGTAGAGCATTTGGTGGCACCCTTATCGACTAATAACCCATCTTTAATAAGAAGGTTTACGCGGCCAGCAGTGGCTCCCAGCTCAATATCTGCAAATTCCGCTATCTGCCTTCTAGTTAATCCATCACTACCCTTAAGCCCAAATAAAAACCCCCATTCCAAAGCTACCTTTACAGCCACAAGTATTAACTGTCGCTGCCTTTGCTTATTACCCGAGCTTACATGGTGTTGATAAGCTGCTCTTGATGTTGGCGCTACTGTATCCATATTCATTCCCCTAATACCTGATTAATTAAAAACTACTGGCTTAACTGGTCTTAAAAATATCTCCGAACCAATTAAACCCGCTATTAATAATTTCTTTCGCGCTTCTTTATGAGCTAAAATCGCCTTTTCTCTATTCATTAGTTAAATCCTCTCGATTGTTTTTTGTTTTCGTATGGCTGATAAGTAAAATTAGATACGTCTAAAAACTTACTTCGGCTTAAATCAGTGCTTAGTATTTCATTACCTATTTCGCCGTTTCTAAACTTCCTTACCAGTATTTCTGCAAAGCCTTTATTCATTGCGTCATCTTCGTAGTAAACCTCATCACGATACACAAAAATAATAATGTCTGCGTCTTGCTCAATCTCTCCAGAGTCCCTTAGATCACTCATCATAGGTCGCTTGTCTGGCCGCTTCTCTACCTCTCGGCTTAACTGGCTAAGTAGTATGATTGGTATCTCAAGCTCTTTGGCTAAGGCTTTAAGCCCCCTTGTAATTGATCCTATTTGAGCTGTACGGTTATCGCCTTTACCATCCATTAATTGCAGGTAGTCAATAACGATTAAATCTAAGCCTTCACGCATCTTCTTTTTCTTGGCAATGATGCTCATTTGCTGAACAGTGCGCGAACATTCATCAATGAATAGGTTCTTATCCTGAAAGTTAGATACTGTCCGAGATATGCTAGGCCACTCATCTTCGTTTAATTCGCCTGACTTGATACTGTTAAGCGGTACGCCTGAAAGGTTTGATATTGATTTATCTATTAATTCGCTTGATGTCATTTCTCTACTAAAGAATAGAACCGTTTTACCAGTCATAGCGTTATGGTCTGAGATGTTTAATGCAAAAGTAGTTTTACCCATTGCGGGCCGACCAGCGATAATAACTAAGTTACCAGGCTTCAGCCCGTTGATTCTTTCATCTAACTTTTCAAACCCTGTAGCGATTCCATCCATACCTTGAACCGATTGGCGGCGACCTAGCTCATCAATAAAACCCTTAAGATTTGTCTTTAAATCTACGATGCCTTTTTGCTCGGGTTCTTGTAGTTCAGAGAGGGTATTTAGCACAGTCTCCATTTTGTCTGGATAACTACCGTACTCACCGGCCATAGCAGCTAATCCTGTTAGCGTAGTGACCAGTTTAGCCCCTTGGCTATCTCTTCGTATTGCCTTGTAATAATTGTTCAGCCCAAGGTCACTGATGAAGCCTGACATAATCAAAGCGGTGTGACCAAATAGCCGGTTATTATCTGGATAAGTCTTACTCACATAATCCAAGAAAGTAGCGTTATCAATAAAATCGCCATGCTCTTTCATATCCAAGATTGCTTGGAATATCTGACGGTTATCTAGCCCCATAAAATCATTGGCTATTAAGTCGTAGTCGTCTAGTAGTTTTGAGTTGTCTAGGATGATTCCTATAAAACAGTTTTCTGCCTCGTTGCTCATGAGTATTTTCTTTCCTTGTTGCTGTTGTAAGTATCTATCTTGATTAGAAAGTCAAAAGAGGCTTTCCAGCTTGAATGATCACCACCGCGAGCGGCATCACCTTGGAAGAATCCAATGCTTGAACAGTAATCAAAATACCGTTCCCAATGCTCAATGTTATTAGTGTGATTCTTCTCGAGCTCGTTATCAGTATCTAAATTCCATAATTTTTTGATAGCTGACTTTCGCTTTGAGCTCCATTGCTTAGAAGGAACTAAACCAGCGTTACCAGTAGGCTCAGAATAATTTTTCTCATAGGCATCAGCGATAAGCTGATAAGGAATATCTTTCTTAGTTATTGTTTCTTTATTCTTAGTTCTTAGTTCTTTATTGGCATTGCCTTCGCTATGCGTTCGCATTGCATTCGCATCACCCTTTAAAGCTTTGTTTTTTAAAGACTTTTTATCCCATCTAGCGTTTGCAGCACTCTTTGCCTTCTCGCTTCGTGTTCTATACTTCTCTATTTCATCATTTACTTTAGAGTGATAGTAGCCATCATCTTGAGTTATAAAAAACTCCTGCAATACGTCTGCAATGCGTTCGCATTCCGTTCGCATACGGATTAATTTGGCTATTTGTTTGATGTCGATCGGTAGAGGTTCTTCGTGTAAATAACACCAATCAAGCATTCTTCGATAAGCTAGATCTTCTAAATCGTCTAGGTGCGAAGTGTGGCTTAGATAGTTTGATACATTGAAGTTATAGAAGTGCATATAGAAACCTTGTTTATGTAATCCTTGTTATTTGAAAGTAGGGCGGTGCTAAACAAGGAAAGCAGAATCAGGGATCAATCCGATTCGTTTACCGCCAACGCGTATTGTATTACTTATCAACACCTACTTGCAATCTTTTAAATAGATCATTGCTTAACTCTTCTAATATTAAAGGACCAAGGTCAACGGCTAACTTATCCATATATTCCTTCGATATTAAGCCCTCACTATACGCCTTCATTGCTTGCCCAAACTCCCATTCTGCTTGCGTTATAATCATGTTTTAACCCCTTTATACAATCAATATCTGCTATAATTAATCATCTTCAAGCCATATTAATTCCTTGCGTGCTGCGATTATTCTGGTAACTGTTTGTTCAGGAGTTATGACAATCTTACATTCAGTCTCTATCCTTTTAAGGCTATCATCAATCTCTCGCTCAATAGCCAAATTGAATTCTTCGGTAAAACAATGATGCCTTCTCGCTAAATTAGTAAGCATCTCCCAAGCCTCACTAACATCGCTATTTTCTAAATATAAAAACTCTTCCAATTCATTTGATTTCTTTACTAGCGATTTATAATTGTTCATCCTATTTACTCCTTATCAATACGTAGTTAGTTGGTATAATTAATCTTCATCTGGCCATTCATAATTCAAAATGAAATCGACGTTTGATAATCCGGTAAACTCCCAATCTTCAAGAACTTTATTAGGTATCGGGCAAATTTTACCATCGTTAATAAACTCTAAATCCTTTAATTCTGGACGATTCATTCGGCCGCGCTCATTCGCTAAGTTAAAAACATCTTGAACATCTATTTTAGTTTTCATTCTCTACTCTCCATCATCAATGGTTATAAGGTGTTATTTAAAATACGCCAATATCTTTACAAGACCTTCTAGGCTGGATCTTGTCTCTTCAATGCTGGCCTCTATCTCTGATTTGCAAGCGATGCATTCCCCTCCATGATTGGTTGTCCTAACCTCATTTTCACCATTTGCGTTTTGAACAACCCAGATTTCATTGTCCATTTCCCATCCGTCATGCAAAACCCTAGTGCTAAATATCTTTTCCATAACTTATACCCCTTTAGCCTTATTAACTTCTCTATTATTGATACCGTCTACAATCTCAGGATTAACTAAGCGCTCAACAACAATTTCAGTATCGGTAACATAGCCATGGTAATAAATCCTTTCGTTACCTAAGTAAGCCTTACCAGTAATTAATTTATCGTTATCCATTATGATCATCCTTTAAAATGTTAGCTGGGTGAATACTTCTCTTTATGCATGTCTCGCCCCATTTAACTACAGGTATCTTTTCGTTTAGAATATTAGATACAAACCCAACAACGACGCCTTTTTCACCACTTCCAGTTAAGATTTCGTTTTTTATTACTTGATCGCCAATTTTACATTCTGATATGTTCATTATGATTCCCCTCTGATTGATTCAAGCGCATTGCTAACTAATTCACATACTTCATTAGGAATTAGATTTTCCAAATCGCCAATATCTAAATCCTCAGTATGATTAATCCAATTCCACTTAATGGCCTCTTTAAGCGCCTTTTTTAACTGTATAATCTCATCACCAAAAGCGACACAAGTTTTAATCAAGTTCTGATTACCTGACTCAACAACTTCGCGGTGCATTCTATGCTGCTCGGCCTTTTCTTCTAACTCATCTCTCTCTTTAATAACGTGCTCAAGAGAAAACATTAAAGCTTTTTTTGTTTCCAAGTTAGCGGACCAATCCGCCTTAAGCTCTCTCACCTCATCAATAAGCGCTAGCCTTTCCTGCTCAACGTTAACTGCTTTATCCATAACATCACCGACCAAGTTGCTCTTATCCTGATTATCTGTTTCAAAGCTCATTATCGCCAGCCTCCCAATCCAAAAACACACCGCAACACATGGGGCGATCAATTCCTTGATTGATATAATGCCAATCGCAATCCATTAGCTGGTTGATTTTCATAATATCTAACGCCTCTCTAAACCCTTTTAACTGTCTATTATTTGCGTAATGCTCGCTTTCTGTTTTCGAGTTATTAACCGCTTCTACTAGCTTGATATGCTTATCTATAAATTTGCTCATAAATTACCCCTTGGCTCGTCGTTCGTTAACTTCATTAAGTCTCTTAGCCTTCTCTCTAGCCTCTCTATGCTCTGCTAGCTCATCCGGTACAATCACACTATCTCGATACGTTATAGGCCACTGGCAGTTAATACATTCCTCTGACAGCGATACTTGGCTTATTGGTAAATCTCCGCAGTGTTTACAGTTCCAAATCATACGACCACCGTAAAGATATACTCATCTCCCTGAAGCTTTGGCCATCTAACAGTGATAAAAAATCCGCAATCTACTAGCATTGCCCGCGCTTCTTTAAGGCTGTTAGCCAATACTGCTAGCTCATACTGTTCCATAATCTTTATCTCCAAATACTTTCTTATGATCTTCTTCGATTAATTCAGATACTACTTTTGTCGCGCTCATATTGTAGTAACCGGCTAACTCGATTTGCATCTTTCTAATGCTGGGGTAAATGTTGAACCCGTAGGCTTTGGTTACTTGGCTTATCTTAATTGCTGGCATTTCTTATTCCTCGTTAAAGTATGGGTGGGTTAATTCAAAGTCTTCTATCTGGTCAAGTGCGTCTAATTCACTAAAGGCCGTACCGCATAGCACTTCAGTATCGCAATTGTCTTTGTGCCAAAAATCATAGTCATAAGCCCTTAGTGGTATTGGCTTAGCGCTTAATTGTATGGTCCATCCGTCTGGTAATTTCATGTGATCCTTTGCCCCTTGCGGGGCTTTGTTGGTTAAAAGTTTATTAAAGTTACATTAAGCGAATCACTATCAACTCTTTTAGCTAAGTAGCTGCTAAGTGATTTATTTGCCTGCTCGCAGTCGCTATGAAGCTCGCCTTCACCAAAAGAAAATGTTTTAACTGTTCTTTTCTTGTTGATGTAATAGATACCCGATTTAGCGTCCGCGTCTATGTAGTCTCTGTCGTCACTCATTGTTAAGTTAATTATTAAAGCTTCCATAATCATTTACCCTTTAGTTTGTGTGCCTTGATTCGATGAAGTGATAATACATCATATGACTTGTCATGTAATGTTTAAACGCGACAATAATCATTTAATTTAAACGTGATAGAATTAGCCCTCAAATAAACTATAAATGAAACTTTAAAACTCGTGTCCCCTCTCACAGGGGCTTTTTTTATCTATGGATATAACCAAAGTAATACTTAAGTACGATGATCTATTTCAGCTTATAAAGGCTGGTATGACAGATGAGGAAGTGGAGTGGTTACTAGATGAGTTTAATAATGTTACAATTGATTTTCTATTGAATGCTACAAAGCAATTTCCAAACCTTAAGGATTATGTAAATGTCTGCCGACAAGAAGAAGAGAGTAAAGAAAAAGAAGCCGATGAAGGTAGCTAGCGGAACAGGTAAAAAGACACCCGTTAATCCTAAGCCTAAGCCTAAAAAAGTTGCAGCAGCTAACGTAGGGCGTGGTAATGGGCCAATAAGCCGAAAGAAGAAGACTAAAGGCAAAAAGGTTAGCTAATGACCGTTCAAGTCGTGGCGCTTCTATTTGTAGCTTGTGCCATATTAAATATACGGAATACTAACGTAGCAAGATCAGCTGCTGGCATGTTCGCCTTGGCCCATCTAATAAATACCAGTGTTACGTTCGGCGGCATAGACTTCTATTATTACGCAGGATCATTCGCGGCATCACTCCTTGTTTTCACATTCTTAGTATCATCTGCCTTATGGTCTCGATTACTTAGCATTATATTGTTATCATCAATTGCAGTAAGTTTACTAGGTGTGGTGAATGTTGATGTTTTCCATAAAGAATGGATCGAAAACCTTATTTATTCACACACTATTTTAGCAACCTTTTTAGAGCTAGTGGTCTTAGTGATGATGCCTACAAGGATTTTGGATCTTGATAAGCCAAATAGTTTACGAAAATTTAGGGAATCTATTCTACGGCGCTCTTTTGATCTATTCGATTATAAAACTCATAAGGCACAAGCCTGATGAATCCCGAGATAGCAAGCCAGTTAGTCGAGACAGCCGACACAGTGATGAAGACTAGCGCAGGGATCGCAGCATACGGTACGGCCGCTCACGTAGCCACCGCACCAATAAACGACTATTCATTTATCACAACAGTAGTAACACTCTCAGTAGCCGCAATCGCTGGCGTATATCACCTTCTACTTATCTATAAAGTAGTTAAAGAAATTAAATCTAAGTAATAATCTAAATAACTTAATTAAAACTATACATTTATTTATTAGGTGTGATAAGCTGTGTTTATCGATTGGAGGCACTGATACTGTCTCGTTGACAATTGGTAGCCTAGAAAAAGCGACATTGGTCAAAGCGGATACGCGAAGGTGTAAGACCCGTCTAGGTTTTAACTTAATTTAAAAGGGGCAGGAAATGAGTTTAATTTTAAGAATTACAGCTATTTTATTTATGACGGTGTTAATGACGTACTCATGTGTTGGAGTATCGACCAGAGTTGATGAGATAAAAGAAGAGGCCCCAGAAATTATCAACTCAAGAAATTGGGAAATATTGAGATACGAAGGCTATCAGCTTGGGTCATGGGCCAATCATGGCGGCAAGGTTTGGTATCACGTTAAGGATAGTGGTCACGTAAATACTTATTACCGAGTTTATATAACAAAGTGGGGCGGCGAATTACATTTTAATTACGGATCTCCAGAAACTTTAAATAGAGTTAACTTAGATTCAGCTAATGGTTCTCCAGTTTTATCTATAAATTTAAACGGCGATTAACCATGAAGTTAAAAGATTACATATTTAATAACGACCTTAAGAAACAAGACTTTGCTAAAGCTCAAGGAGTAGATCCATGCGTAGTAAGCAAATGGCTAAAGGATGGTTATGTGGTATTTGAGGGTAAATTATACAGTGAGCGCCGCGTATTAGTTGGACCTGTAGAAGCAGCCGATAAGGCATCTAAGAAAGGGGTATAGGAATGAATAACGAAGAACAGTTTTACTTGCAGGATAAGCGTAGCTATGTAGGTAATGATATTTTGTGGTGGGCTAAAGATGGTAAGGGTTATACCACTGATTTAAGTTGTGCTCATGTATACACAAAAGAAAAAGCGTTAGCGCAAAATAAATGCAGGCATACAGATGTGCCTTGGCCAAAGTCTTATGTTGATAGTAAATCTCGTCCAGCTGTTGATATGCAATATGTAGATATTCAAACAGCACTACAAGGTACGGATATAAAATTATCTCAGCCAGAAAAGCCAAAAAAAGAGACTTATCGTTGTGAAAATTGCGGTTTATTTGTTAGCGAAGAGGAATATTACTCTACTGTCTATCATGGCGAACCGTGCCGTAAATGTGACGACTAACCATGAGCACACCAATGCTAGGCAATGCAGAGAGCACAGACCCAAAGCCAAGACGCAAGACGGACGAGCCATCAAAGCCGGATAGAGATAAGACGTTAAAGCGATGGGCTGTAGAGGAGCATCAGGAAGCTAAACGATTAGGGGTAGGGTTATGAATAATATTGATTTATGTGATTGGCTAAGAGTTAACTCTAGCGGAATTTACCGGCCATCAGCGGAAGCGGCGGCAGTAATCGAATCATTAGAGGCTGATAACAAGGTACTAACCGCAAAGGTGAAAGAGCTAGAGGCGTTTATAGAGTCTAAAAGACCTGTAATTGTTAAGGGTCGTGATGGTAACGATGTGGCAATTATTTAACCACCAATAGGGGCGAGAGTGATGACTTGGAGCGAATTTAAAGAAGAGGTTGATAAATACCTTTCAGATAACTCGATACCGGACAACGTGACTGTTGATTGGATAGATTCTCATATGCCGAGCAAGGGTGGTTTAGAGGTCAGTTTAAATGTTATGGCTGACAGTATCACTATAACTAATTATTAATTAAGGGGTGAGATAGTGAAGAGTGAAGAAGAACTTAGAGATTTACTTATGGAGCTTAGAGTTAAACGTGAAAATGTTGCTGATTCTGGATTTACGGATTTAATCAGAGTGATTGATGCGAAGATTTACCTTCTTAGATGGGCGCTAGGTGAATGATCGTTAAGTGTGAAGCGTGCGGAGTATAACCAAAGGGGATGAGATAGATGAATCGACAAGAACACTTGTTAGTAATATTGGCCGAAGAGTGCAACGAGGTAGCCCAGCAAGCAGCAAAGGCGCTTAGGTTCGGAATTGATGAGCAGAGGGATTTACCGACCTCTAACCGCGAAAGGCTTTTGCATGAATATAATGACTTGATGGCTGTTGTGGAGATGCTTCAAGATGAGGGTATTTATTTACGGGCCCAAGGAACGTTAATCGAGGCTAAGAAAGAGAAAGTTGAAAAATATTTAAAGTATTCAAAAGAGCTTGGCACCTTAATTTAACCAATAACAGCATAAGGGGATGAGATGAATAGACTAAAAAACCTACTTCTAAACGCATGGGTGATAACGCTAGCAGTATTTATATCTGTATTTGGTTTCATATATGGAATGATAACCGGTGTATGGATTAACTTTTTTAATTAATGGTTAGGGGAAGGGTATGATAAAAGTAATATTATCGATTATTATAGTTATGCCGGTTATTTTCATTATAGCCGTGTTAGGTGCTCCATTTTATACTTTGTGCGTATATTGCGGAGAGCGTGAAATTATAGACCCTTTACTTGATAGGGTTGGCGAGAAATTAGCCGGTAAAGTGTCAGAGTTTTGCGGAGATAAATGATATAATGAGCGACACACTGCCAGAAGGGTTTAAGCCAGTAAGCGAGAAGCCAAAAGACAAGAGCCTTGTTGGAACCACTACACTATGGCGCGGTAAATGGCTATTTGGAATGGCTGGATTTAAAGATGGTCAATATTATAGCGTTGATAATCCAGAAAGAATGATTGATACACCTAGCGGATGGAAGTATTAATGGGAAGCCCGTATAAAACTGATTACTTTGAGGGATACCGGCCTTGCGATAGACCAGAAGAGATTAAGAAATTACAAGCTAAGATTGATGACTTGAATTCAAAAAAGTATTTAGAGGATATGGCCTTTATTAAGCAAAACAATAAACGGGTAATGGAATCACTAGCAATAGAGAAAGCCCATAAAGAACAGATGGTGAAGGTATGAATACAGCTACATTAAACGTCACCGGTACAGACGGCATATTTGAAGATGATCACGTATTTTTTGAAACTAGCCCTTTAAGATGGTGGGCAAAGTATAAGCAGCTATCTAGCTTATTAACTCAAATTGGATTTAGTCGGGCCGGTGGAAAGCCCAGCCTTCAAGAATTCAAAGTGATAGAAGTAAATGAATCTTCTTTAGTTATAGAGCAGGTGATTAAGGTATGAATTATAGTTATCACGACAAAGTAATGATCTGGAAAGGGTTTGTTATCGGCTTAATTGTCGGTGCAGGCGTAGTTGAATTAATCCACATGTACGGGGTATAGAATGAGCAATCCAAATTGTCCAACATGCGATATAGAGACAACACCAGAAATAAGAAAAGAGAAGTATAAATCAGATACCGGTGTTAAAATGGCCGTTAACCTGACAATATTCATCTGTGGTAACTGCAAAAAAGAATTTATGGATGAAGAGGCGCAAAGAATCTACCAAGCGCGATGTGAGAATTATGTGCAGAAGGTAGAGAATAAGAAAGTGAGTGTTCACTAATATGAAAAAGCTAATTGCAATGTATACCAAAGATAGAAATTCATGGGGAATATACGAAGAGGACGACGATTTTAAAGGATGGGTATCATATAGATCGGGATCATTTAATACCGAGACTGAAGCTAAAGAAGCGGCAGAATTAGAACAGAAAGAAATTGATCTTATAAACGACGCATTAGATGAATACATGAAGCCAATTTTGAATCGACTTTTCAACCCACCTAATTACTTATTTACTCTAGGCCAAGGAATATAAAATGCCATCACACACAGTAAAAGAACGTAAGAAGAAAAAGAAAGCTAAACCAGTACGTAAGTAAGTAATCACTAACCCAGCAACCTTGGCTTAACAAGGGGAAGTAATATGTCAGATAATAATAGAGCAGTATTCGACACACTGAAGACAGAGCATCAAAAAGTACTCTTTAACATTGTCTTTGAGGCAATGAATCAAACAGATGCTTATCTAGACGCTTACCAAACATCAAGCCCTGATTCGGCTAGGGGTGATGCAAGTAGGCTGCTATCAAATTCCAACATGCAGGAGGCTAAGCAGGAGCTTATGGACGAGCTTAAAGAGCAGTCCACAGTTTCCTTTGAGTGGTGCGCTAAACAGCTTGTAGAGGCAATACAGGGCGCTAAGGATGAAGACAAGATAGATTACAACTCTGTGAAGGGATGCGTTAACGAATTAAACAAAATGATGGGTCACCACGCAGCAGAGAAGAAGGACATCACCACTAAAGGTGAATCACTAAACGCTTTATCTGACGAGCAAATAGATGCAAGGCTACTGGCTTTAGAAAATGCAACTACAGAATCTTAGTCGCAAGCAGAAAATAGAGTTTATCCAGTTATCAGAGGAAAAGGCTAGGCGTGAGAGTCGCACTGTTGTTGGCTTGGTTCATCCTATTGATGGTCACACCCACTCGGTCACTCTCCTTAAAGGTAAGTGGGTACTAACTAACAAAGCTCCGGACGCATATCTAGCGGTTAAACTTGAGCCTGTTCTTAAATCATTCAAGCGCTACATTATTATAATTGGCGGTCGTGGATCGTCCAAGTCCGTTGGTGGTGTTGACATAAGCTTATTTGATGCAAGGGATAACGGGGCCAAAACTTACTGTCTTCGCGAATACCAATCAAGTATTAAAAACTCAGTCCATTCATTATTGAAGGATGAGATAAGCCGATTAGAATTTAAAGACTTCGATACTCAGCAAAACACCATTAAATATAAAGATGTTGAGGCTTTCGAGTTTGCCGGGCTAGCAAGGAATGTTGACTCGATTAAGTCGGCTCACGGTTTCAAACGGTTTATTATCGAAGAGGCTCAGTTCATATCCCAAGACTCACTTGATACCCTGACACCTACCGCACGAAAGAAGCCGCAAAAAGGATTGCCGACCAAGATAAAACAAGTCGATGATGTTTCAAATGTCTCTATGGTTTTTATTGCCAACCCTCATAGCTCAGCAGATCCATTCAGCCAAAGGTTTATAGTTCCTTTTCAGGATGAGATAGACCAACACGGATTTTATGAAGACGACCTGCACCTGATTGTCGTTATGAATTACATGGATAACCCATGGTTCGATCAGTCAGGCTTAGAAGAGGAAAGGCAATGGGATTATGAGAACAAAGAGCGCAATCTCTATGATCATATATGGCTAGGTAAGCATAATGATTCTGTTGATAACTCAATTATTAAAGCTGAATGGTTTGATGCGTGCGTTGACGCTCATAAATTACCGCACCTTAAAGAAGCGTTTAAACCTCACGGCGTTAAGGTAGCTTCACATGACCCGGCCGATGGTGGTAAAGATGCCAAGTCGTTTGCTATGCGTCATGGCTCTATCGTTACTCACGTTAAAGAATATAAGGCCGGTGAGATTGACGAAGGTTGTGATTGGGCGACAGGTTTAGCCATTAACCTTGGCGCCAATATATTTCGATGGGATGGCGACGGAATGGGCGCAGGGCTTAAGCGTCAAGTGTCCGATGCCTTTGCCGGTACTCAAATAACCTATGAAATGTTTAGGGGTGGATTATCTGGCAGCGCTCAGCATCGAGCAGAAGATATTTATACGCCGGTTCAGGATGATAGCAACAAGACACCAACGACATACGCAGAGACCTTCTTAAATGACCGCTCACAGGCTTATACTACTTTGGGTGATAGGTGTTACAATACCTACAAGTGTGTTATTAAGGGTGAGTATATGGACCCTGATTTAATGATAAGCTTTGATTCCGATGGCATTGATAACATGGGTGCTTTTAAGTCTGAGATTTGTCGCATACCGAGAATACCGAACCCTAAAGGGTTAATACAAATTATGGGTAAGCAGCAGATGAAAAAGCTAGGCATTAAATCCCCTAATATGTCCGATGGTGTAGCCATGCTTATGCCATGCCCTGTAATCCAAGCCCCAAAGGCTAGAAAAATGAGCTTTGTCGTATGAGTATAGACTTTTCAGATCATGACGTAATCGTTGGCCAATTAGAAAAGGACCAGCACGACGAGAAATACGCAAGGGACTTATCCCGAGAAGATCAGCACTTTCTACATGACGTTGATGGTATGTGGGAAGATTCAATTATTACTAAGTTCGGTGATCGTCCGCGTTATACGTTTGATATGGTTAGTCATCAAATAGACAATATAGCCGGTGAGATTGAACAGAACGAGTTTCAAGCCAAGGTAGACCCATTAGGCGCAGGTGCAAGCAAAGAGACTGCCAAGGTACTTAACGGCCTTATACGCAATATTCAAGTGGCTTCTAATGCTTCGCGTACTTATCAGCGTGCAGGCAAGAAGATGATTCAAATCGGCTTCGATGCTTGGCGTGTCGTATCTGACTTTGAAAGCCAGAAAAGTTTTAAGCAGGTTCTAAAGATTCAAAAGGTTGATAATGCTATTAACCGAATATGGTTTGATTCTAATTCAGTTGAAGAAGACAGGTCAGATGCTCGATGGGTGTTTGACTTAAGAGCTTTGAACGCTTCAGTTTATAAGGACAGATTCCCAAAGGGCGAAGCCAAGAGCTTATCCGAGAATAACGGCCAAGAGTTTAACGGTAGCGTTCGAGACACCCGAGAAGTCATTGTAGTTGCTGAAATACTCTACAAAAAAGAAGTTCGTAAGATGGTAATAGAGTTCAGTGACGGCTCTATATTTGAAGACGATGATAAGCTTAAGGCTCGAATGGATGAGTTAGCCGAGCAAGGCATTACCCCTGTTCGTGAACCTGTTGAGCGCGCAAGCTTTGAAGTTAAGTCTCGCTGGTTTGATGCCGGTGGATGGCTTGGCGAAGAGCAAGATACACCTTTTAATTTACTGCCTGTTTGCCCAGTTTATGGTGACTTTGACATTATCGACAATAAGATCAGCTACCAAGGTAAAACCCGAAAGCTTATTGATCCCCAGCGCGTATTAAACTATGCAGAATCAAGAAAGATTGAAGAAGGGGCTATTGCTCCGCGCGCTAAGATATGGATGACAGAAACCCAAGCGGCCGGTCATGAAGCGTCATTAGAGCAAATGAATGTTAGTGCTGACCCTGTTCAAATGTACAATTTCGACAAAGAAAACCCTACCCCACCATTCCCAACACCGGGCGCACAGGTCAATCCTTCATTAGCCGAAACATCAGCATCAATGCAGGCAATGATTCAAACCTCTACCAATCAGCATACTGACCCACAAAGATCATTGGTCAGTGGTGTTGCTTTAGAGCGCGCAGAGAATAAGGGAAACACTTCGAACATCAAGTATCACAACTCTTTAGTTGTCGGTATTAACTATTGCTGTCGCGTGCTTATGGGTGCAATCCCTGTTGTTTATGATACGCGCGAAAGACAAGTAAGAATTTTAGAAGAAGATGGCACGGCTAGCATCGTAACCATTAATAAAACTATTCGTGACGAAGAAACTAATCAACTAGAAACCTTAAACGATTTCTCTATTGGTGATTTCGATGTGACATGCTCAGTCGGTGCAGCGTTTAAGAATCAGCAGCAAGAAGCCGTGAACGCTCAGCTAAGGCTTGGTGAGATAGCGCCTGAAGTTATAGCTCAAGGTATGGACGTGCTTATTGGCAATATTCAAGCGCCGGGCATGGGAATACTCCAAGAGCGAGCACGCAAGCAATTGTTTGATGCTGGTATTATCCCCGAATCTCAATGGACTGATGAAGAGAAATTAGAAGTTGAGGAAGAGATAGCACGATTGCAGGCCGAGCAAGAGCAGGCAGGCGGGCAAGTCGATCCAATTCAAGAGGCTGTTGTGGCTGATGCTGTTAGTCAGATTGAAAGCCGACAGAACCAAGATCAATTGGATGTTGCTAAATTACAGGCTGACTTAGAAAAGCAGCAAGAAGATTTCTTTATTAAGCAAGGCGAACTTGATCTTAAACGAGATGAGCAAGAGCGTAAGAACTTTGAAACCATGACCAAGATGCTGAAGGAAATTAGAGAAGGCTTCGGACTTGAAACAATCGCCGGACCTCCTACAGTCTCAGCTATGGACAACCAAGCAAGACTTGTATTAGACTTACAGAATCAGGTTAGTAATGACTTACCAACTAGCTCTGATGATATACCCGAACCTAGCGTGATCTAGGGAAACGAACCTAACGTCATTAGGGAACTTTAATAGCCATTTAAGGTTGATTTATGAGTAATGAGCAGAATGCGGCTGTTAGTGGAAGTGAAGACTTACCAACGACAGTAGTAGAAGGATCGCAACCTTCAACGGACAAAGCCAGTGCTAGTCCAGAAGAAAAGAAAGCTTACGCACTTGATAAGCGTTTTGGAAAGTTAACCAGTGATATTAAAAGCAGAGATGCACAGTTAGCCGAAAGGGATAAGTCTCTTGAGAGCATGACTGGTCAAATGTCAGAAATGAAGGCGAAGATTGACAGCTTAACCGCTCCTAAGCCCGCGAGTTCTGATCTTGAGTTTGATAACCCTGAAGAGTTTAAACGGCAGAATGATGCCTTTAATGCTCACGAGTTAACGCAAGTACGAAACGAAGCTATTCAGGCCGCTAAAGTTGAATTTCGACAAGATTTAAAATTAGAGCGAGAGCAAGAAGAGTTAACCAAACAGCAAGCAGCGTTTGAGCAGCAAGCAAACGATCACATTAAGAAAGGTGCAGCAATAGGCCTAACTGAAGAAGACATGGTAACGAGCGCAAGAGTATTGGCTCAATCAGGTGTTCCAAGTGAAGTTCAAAGTTTCCTTTTTGATGATGCAGAAGGTCCGCAAATTATGGATTTTCTAGCCAATAACCCGAAAGAGTTAGCGGCGATGATTGAAATGCCAGCCATTCAACAAGCTTCCTATATTGAGCGAACAATTCGTGTAAACGCTGTATCAACAAAACCCACGGTAACGGGTGCACCTCAACCGCTAATGAATATAAGTGGTGGTGGAATGCAAGAGCTAGACGATTTTGAAAAGCTTTGCCCCGGTGCTGAATTTAAATAATATAGGTAACTAAAATGGCTAACTCACTAGATAAAAACTTTTCCACCATCGTCCTAAAAGGATTCTTACCCGGCTTCATGTCTGATCTTGTATTGGCTAAGTCTGTGAATCGAGAATTGCTACAAGGCAAGATTAATCCAAACACAGGTGCTTCAGTTCAATTTAAGCGCCCCCATCAATATACAGCAGAACGAACTTCTGGTGGTGATGTAAGCGGATCAACTAAAAACCAATTTACCTCAGCAACAGCTACAGGCGAAGTAGGCGACTACATTACTGTACGCGTTGAGTACTCACAGCTAGAAGAAGCTATCGAACTTAATGAGCTAGAAGGCATTTTGCAGCCAGTTCGCGACGAAATGGTAACTTCTCTTGAAAGTGAAATTTCTGACAGAATGATCGCAGCAGCGGCTTTGGTATCAGGAACCCCCGGCACAGCAATCACTAAATGGTCAGATGTTGCTAAAGGTGGCAGCTTACTTAAAGCGATTGGTGTTAAAGGCCAAACTTGGGCGGCTTTAGATCCTTTCAGCACTGAAAACCTAGCTGACGCACAAGGCGCATTAGCAAGCGGTAGTGATAACCTAGTCAATAAGGCTTGGGAAGATGCGCAAATCTCCGGTAATTTCGGTGGTCTTCGCGCAATGATGACCAATGGCTTAAGTAATTACACTTCAGGTACTCAGGCGGGTGTTGCCGGTGTTACTGTAGAAAACACTCCTGTAGTTACTTACTCAGCGCTTAAAGATTCTTACGAAATCACGGTTGATTTAGAAAATCTAGGCGGAGTCCTTACTTTAAAAGTTGGTGATATTGTTGAATTCGATGACACTTTTCTTTTGAATCAGCAAACTAAAAGCGTAATGGTTAGAAATGGTACTTCGGTTCCATTCACTGGTACTGTGACCGCTGACGTTACCGCTGTAGCTGGTAAGGTTACCGTTGTATTGTCAGGTGCTCCAATCTTTGACACTTCAAATGAGCAATACGACACTGTTAGCCGAGCTATTACAGCGGCCGATACAGTGACTGTATTAGGAACGGCGGGCGCGATAGTTCAGCCTTCAATGTTCTATACCAAAGGTGCATTTGGCCTAGGTACTGTTGAATTACCTAAGCTTCATTCCATTGATAGCGCTGTTGTTAACCATGAAGGATTTAGCATTCGAGTACATAAGTATGCTGATGGTGACAAGAACACTCAGATGGTTCGTTTCGACATCTTACCTAGCTTCTGTGTATTTAACCCATTCATGATGGGCAAAATGTACGGTAATCCTTAATAGCTTGATGTTCAGGGGGTTTCGGCCCCCTTTATCAATTTAAAATTTTAAGGAAAGTATTGTGTCTAAAAGAATCATATCAGATGGAGTTGTAGCGCTCGGCGTTGGTAGCGGGAACGAAAGAACTTTGGCAGCGTCCGATTCATTTGGACCGGCTGTCGTTATTCCCGGTTATATTAATTCTGATGGTAATTTCGTTGGGTTTAAGGATGATTCGGAAACAGAGCTTTCATTTACTTCTAGCTTTCAGATTGTGCAATCCGGCGGTATCGGCATGAAATACGCTGTTAGTGTTTCTAGCTCAGATGCAACCACCGATATTCTTATAGAAGAATTTCCACACGGACGATAATAATAAACCTTATTTTAGGAAGGAATTAAAGTGGCTCAATTGTTTATTAACGGAGTTCCGAAAATAGAATTTAAGCGTGAAGTCGCAATCCTTAAACTGGGCATTGCTGACAGCGTTGAGCTTGATAAAAAAGGTAATGAAACTTTATTGCTTGATGATTTGGTGGTTACTCTATCCGATCAAGATAAAGCGGATATTGAAGAGGAGCTTAAAAAATGAGCAATGTTATAAGTAAATCCTCAAACAAAGGCAGTGATTATTTTATTGATGTCGTATTGGGCCGAATAGCTGGCTTTTCAATGGCGACTATAAACGGCGTTAATACCTCGTTATCCTCTTCATCTGAAGATATTAGCGACCAAGGCGGAACAGTAACGCCGCTAAGTGTGGCAGGTTCTTTTGAGCTTGTTACATCTGGCAATGATACGGTAGCAGGTACAGGCGTTCAGTTTGTAGCGATAACCTTTTTAGATGCGGATTGGGAACCTGTAACGGTAATTAAAGCCACAACAGGCGGCACATCTGCCATTACTGGTAGCTTCTTGAGATGCGTTTCTATTATTGGCATTCAATCGGGGACTCTTAATTGGAATGACAACATTGTCGATGTTCAAGTTGCAAGCGGCGGACAGGTTCATTTAAGAATGAGTCCAGCAAACAACAGTTCATTTCCTGCTTTCTACTCAGTACCGGCGGGAAAGACAGCGCGAGTCGTTAATGTTGCAACCTTTGTTGCTAAGAATGATGAAATACAATTCCAACCTTATTTGATTGGGCAAAACGGAAACTTTATTTCTGGCCAGCCTATCCCTTTATTTGAAGGTAGCGTTAACCAAAGATTATTTACCCCTTTCCCCATTACTCAGAAGCAAGACTTTGTTTTTAGGGGTGAGACTTTAAGCGCGGGCAGTGCTAACGTGTCGATTATTGCGGAAATATTACTCGAAGATGTTCCAGTAACGGCGAATCCATAGGGTATAAAATGAGTCAAACAATAGGTTTCATAGTCGATCGAGCTTTTTCGATAGCCAAGATTAAAAAGGGCAATATCGACATTGAAGACGAGGAAATGGCAATAGGCATTGATACCTATAACGACATTATAACTCAGTTTGGTATTGACGGTATTAGCCTAGGCGCGACCATTGTTAGCTCTAAAGATGATGAAGCTGATGTGCCTGACTGGGCTAACGAGATGATTAAGACCCAAATAGCCTTAAGACTTCTTGACGAATTTAACCGACCTCTAACCGTGGTATTGTCCGAGCGTGCCGATAGAGCTTTGCGCGCAGTGATGAGAATGGTTAGTCGACAAAGAGGTTCAGCATTCCCGAGCACTTTGCCAGTTGGTACAGGTAATTATTCAAGTTCTAGCTCGCGTCGTTTTTTCCCTAACAGAGATTGCGGGGACATTACAGGCGGCAATGGTGATTTCATGCTTGACGATGAAGGCCATGTAATACAAGACGATAGCAGCTGTGCAGGCGCTAACATTTCATCAATTGGAGATTCTAATGGCTAGAGAAAGTAATTTTACAAAAGTAACCACGATTGGCGACAACGATTTAGTTCGTGTAATCAAAGATACTTCTAGTCGTAACATGACTAAAAAGAATTTTGTTACTGATATTCAGCAGTTGCTATTAGACTTAGGATTCTTAACCGCTGCTACTTTGCCGCCTTCAGTATCACAAACTCGATTCATTCAGACGTTTGGCGTTAATCACACATTAGAATTAACTGATGACGCTTTGCTGATGGATGCAACTGGTAGCACTATAACGGTTAATTTAGTTTTTGCTGCTTCTGCATTTGATTCCGCGACCGATAAAGGGCAAAGATTCACGATTAAGAAGATAGACACAAGCGCTGTTAACAACGTGATAATAAACCCAGCAGGAGCCGATTTAATCGACGGTAATACGCAAATAACATTGAGCGGTAACTTAAGACCGTCAATAGATATTATTTCGGATGGTGCTAACTGGTTTCTTATCTAAATGACTAATATTGCGATAGATGCAGGCTTTTATCAGAGTTCAGTTTTGCCATTTTCAGCGCAGAACTGCGTCAATGTATATCCTGTAAATCCTCAGAATAAAGGCGCTATTAGTGGTGGCTCTTTGTTCTCTACTCCCGGTCTTCAGGAATTATTCCCTGTTGACGGTGTTGGTCGCGGATCTATCAAGTTTTTAAGAAATGATGACTTATCAGTAAGGGCTTTAATCCCTGATATTTACATTGTTGCCGGTACTAAGTTATTTCAAATGACCAGTTTGACCGTTAACCCTGTTGATTTGGGTGTGATAGATGGCACTGACCGCGTAATCATGGCTACAAATGGCTTTGTTATCGCGATCATCGTACCGGGTGGCAAAGGTTATTTCTTTGATCCTGATACCGGTTTAACTGAAATCACAGATCCTGTATTTGCATCATTCCAAGCTCAACCGGGTGGCGTGACAAGCGTTGTATCATTGAATGGCGTGTTTGTTTATACCACCTCAAAAGAGTTCTTTATCGGATCACTATCCACTGATAATAAAGGTAAAGACTTTGACGGGCTAAGTTTTGCGACTGCTGAAGTTAAGCCAGATGATAATGTTAGGGCCGGTGTTGTTGATAATGAATTACTAATTTTAGGCACTGGATCAGTTCAAAGATTTAGAGCAAGCGCAACAGGTTTCTTATTCGCACCAGTATCGGGCGCTACTTTTGACCGTGGATTAATTGCCCGTCATAGTTTTATAGAGTTTGATGATTCATTCTTTTATCTTGGAAAGCAAGAGAACGGCGGAGCGGCAATCTTAGAGGCTTCACGGGGCAGAATATCAACTGATGCGATTGATTCAGTTATACAGAAATTCACCCAAGAAGAGCTAGAAAGCGTCTTCTCGATGACTTATGAAGAAGATGGGGCTTTATTCATAGCCTTTACCTTTCCTACTACCACTTTTGTTTATGATTCGACAGCTTCAAGACTTCAGCAGACTAATATCTGGCACGAAAGAAAGTCAGGCGGCGGGCAATGGCGCGTTAATGACATTATTGACGGATTTAACAGAAAGATTGTTTTAGATAACTCGGTCGGTCGTATTGGCATTATGGACCGCGATATTTTAGATGAGTACGGCGAAGATATTGAGCGAGAGTTTACCGGGGCATTTATCGCGAACGAGGGCCAAGCATTCTTTGGAGATACCTTAGAGCTTAAGACCCAAGCCGGTGTTGGCATTACTCCGACATTACCCGCTAATTCTGATCAAGACCCAGTTGTTGAAATGCTAGTTTCTGATGATGGCGGCGAAGAGTTTGT